CGGTAGGAAATGCCATTTTATTTGTACCTTTTAGTAACGAATGGTTGAGTTAAAACTTTCTACTCAGCACATCCCTTACATCCTTTCCTCTAAGGTTCTCCGCCGCAGCGGGCCAAAGGTACTTGTTTGTTTGGATTGCTTTCGTAAAAAAGCCCTCCGAAGAGGGCCAAAATCGAGACAGATTTAGAACACGCTAGACCGAGCCAATTTATCGGACACGGCCTTTCGATATGCGGGGTCGTTGTGGTATCTAGGGTCACGCATAGCCGCAGTCAATTCAGCGGCACTCTGGAACGCCCCGCTTGAAGAGGTGGTGTTTGCACCCTGAACCAGCTTAGGTTCAGTACCTACTTCAGAACGATACCTCGCAGCCAAGCCCTGCACAGCGAAACGGATTAAGGAAGGGTCTCCTGAATCTACGTTAGCGTTGTATGCTTCTATCTCCGATGCTTCTAGGGCATCACTAGCCCATTGCACCATTGCTTGATAATTGTTTGAGCCGCCCACTAAATCGAATACGTCTTGCGTAGTGCGACTGGCAAGAGCCTCTTGGCCCTTAATCCAACTATCAACTAAAGACCTATCAAACCCAGCTTCATCAAGTGCCTTATAAGCATCATCTGACAGCTTGCCGTTTTCTAGGTACTCATCTTGGAATGTAGCGAAATCGAGTCCAGCATTATCGAGAACTTCTGAGACTTCTTTGGCTTTTACATCCAATTTGTCTGCTAATTCTTGAGTGGTCTCTGTTTCGTCTACTTCTTCAGTGTCCTCTTCTGCCGAATTAGACCCAAGCCTACGCTCCAATTCAGCGTAAGCCTGAGCCATCTTTTCGGGAGAATCGAACTTTTCTGGTAGCCATTCCGGGCGGTCAGCTTGAGCGGCTTTCTCTAGGGCTTCGCCCTTAGCAAGCATAGCTTCTTCATGCGCCGTGTCTGGAGTGGCTTCTTCGAATGTGTTCAATGTCTCTGTCATATATTTTTAACCTTGTGGGTTTGGTTGTTGGGCCATAGCTTGTTCCTTCATGGCTTTGACCATTTCAGGCGTGCCTTTAATAGCCATATCCGCCATTGCCCCCTGCATCATTGCCGCTTGGTTATCCTGTGTTGCAGCAGCAGCTTCTTCAGCTTTCTGCTCGTCAGAACGAATCAGACCATTAGTGTCAATTCCCAAAGACGCCCCTAGGCGGTCGATGTAGTCACTAATGTTCAATTCTTGACTGATAATTTCAGGGCCAAGTGGTTGCAGGTATTGAAGGAAGGTGGCTAGTTTGTTCAGGTCTTGCCCGCGACCCAACGCCTCCATGCCCGTGACTACTGTTGGTTTAACAGTGTCTTTTGGCATCTTCGGCATTTTTCCAGTCTTTTCTAACCGCTGTAGCAGCAGGTTAATTAAAGGTTGCTGGAATTCTTGGCTTAGGATTGAGTAGACTCCGCCTAAAGCAGTTTCTAGTTCCTGCGCCATATAACGCACTTCTTCAGCAGTAACCCGTTCAGCATTCCGTTGTACGGAACTGTTTAGAAGGAATGCAAAAGATAGACGCTCTGTGATTGTGTTGGCTGTGGACAGCGCAACTTGGAAGTCCGAAGCCTTCTGAACCTGTAACGTAGTAACGTCATTGGCATCGCCATTTACGATAGCCCCATTGGGTGATTCAGCTAGAGTCCGGGCTTTTGTTGTCCCATTAGGACGAACAAGGAAGAGAACCTTAGCGCTTGCCGCCGAGCCTTCTACAATGGCTTGAGTCAAACCTTCAAGGCTCTTCAGGTCTCCTAAGTAATCCTCTACATACCCACGTCCATAATCCTCGCCATCAATACGCGAGAATCTTAGGGGGATGAAAGGATTCTTGTCTTCAGGGTAAGAACCTCTACTTTCTGGTACCTCAACACCAGACACCTCTTGGTGGATTTCCCACTTCTTGTCTTTAAGACAAACATAGGTGTAAAGGTCTAAATTCTTATTTACTGGTTCGTCAGAGTTCTCGCTCTTGAGAAGCATTTGCATTTCTTCTGGGAGCATTTTTGGAGAAACTGACTCTTTCGTAATGAGTTCGAGTAAGTTACCCATTGCGTCGCGCTTGACCACATAACGGTCTAAGCGAAACACCTTCATACCGCCTTTCTTCGGCAGGTACACAAGAGCGTTACCAGTTACGACTAACTGCTTCAAAGCCTCAAACACAGGCACACGGATAGCCGATGCCTCAATCTCTTGAAGGGCGGCTCTCTCAATGCGGCCCAAAGCCTCTTCGACCTGACCGCGTGCTTCTGCCCCTGCAAGCTGTGCAAGGTCAAAATCGTCAATCATTAGCCGGAAGAACGGGCTGTTTGGAGGGAGCAAGGAAAGAAGTAACTTCGATGCCAAGTTGTTTACACCCCTAGCACCCACCCCCTGAAAAGGAGTTAGATACAACGATGAACCGTTGTGTCCTTCTGGGGGCATTAGGTGTGGGATGGTCAATTCAGCAGCATCACGCGCTCGATGAAGGAACGGGTCGCGTTCGGACAAAAGCTGCCCGTAACGCTTGGCAGCATAGCCAGCGCCTTCAAGAGTCTGCATTGTTTTTAACCTTTAGGAACGTTGACGGAACTGCCGCCAGAGGAGCCACCAGTACCAATACCAGTGCCATCAGCAGCGCCACCGAGAGAATTGTTGCCGTCAATGCGGAGACCACGGCGACCGCGGCGCTTGCGACGTAACAATTCTGATTTCTTTTTGGCTGCGTCTTCTTCTTCAAGCTGTGTTGGGGCAGCAGCAGTGCTTGGTGCCTCAGCAGCAGTAGAAGTAGTAGGTTTAGCGCCAGTGACTGCGCCTACAACAGATTTAACAGTGCTAATGACACTTTTCACGACTTTTTTAGCAGCCTTGAAAATCTTCTTAAAGAAGCCGAACTCAGGGAGTCCAGTCTCAGGATTCGTCTTGTTGGCTGAATCACCAACAGTAAATTCTTTAGGGTTGATTCCGTATTCCTTCATCACACCTTCAACAATTTTGCGGAACGCGCCATCGTCAAGGTCAAGAATCTGGTTGGGAATAACCATTTCGCCACGAGACAGGTGGCCCAACACAGTGTCGCCACCGCGTCCTTTACTCGCCATCTCTGTGCGTGCTTTTCGGTATTTGTTCTCAGCCATCGGTTAGCCTTTTTTAATCTGTAGTCCGGGGTTTCCAGAACTGCCTGAAATTTGTGCAGTATTTTCTGGGTTGTAGCGCAGAGCTTTCTTGCCTGTGCGGGCCTTGTCCTTTTCACTCGACGGTTTACGCTTATCGTCGTAATTCGTAGAAATATCAGGAGGTGGCGCAGGAGGCGCAGCAGCAGCCGCAGGAACCGGGACTTTTACCTCTGGCATCTTGGGAGCAAGACACATAATTAGTCCTCATAAATCTCGTCATAGAGTTCATCTAGCTTGTCGATGACACTCTGTTGCCCCTGCAAAAAGCGTATTTCTTCGATAGTGATTACTGAGTTACGCGGCAGGGTGTCTGGGAACAACTCGCGGAGGCGTTCAAGCAAGGCTTTAGAAAGGCTTAGGTTTTGGCTTAAAACCTTCATAAATACTCCTCGGTGTTCGATAGTGGATATTTAAGTGATTGATTCACCAGCCCCATTCGCCCTCCATACCTGCGGCGTTGTAGTCCGTTACAGTCCCCTCAAAGAAGTTTTTGAAGCTGTCGCCATTTAAGACCCAATCTAGCCACGGGAGCGGGTTTTCCTTAGCCTTCCAATTTCCTTTAAGGCCAAGTTGTATGAGCCTGCGGTCTGCGATGTATCTGATGTAATTTTTGACATCTGTAGGCGTAATGCCTTCGACTCCGCCCAATTCGAAAGCTGCGTCAATAACCCTATCCTCAAGCGAAACAGCTTGTCGGAACATTTCGTAAATAGATTTCTTAAATTCATCGTTGATAATCTTTGGGTGTTCATCACAAAAAGTTCGGAACAGCTTCACCATTCCATCACAGTGCATGGTCTCATCTCTGACAGACCACTCGACTATTTCGCACATCCCTTTCATCTTTCCGAAACGCTGATAATTCAAGAGCATCGCGAAAGCGGAAAAGAGAGACATCCCCTCATTGAGTACGGAGCGGGCAATGGCAGTGGCCGTTCCTTGGTGGCTGTGGATGTCAATGTCTCCCATGAAGTCCACCTTGTCTTTCATATATTTGTAATCAAGAAAGGCGCTGTACTCTTCTTCAGGGAGGCCGAGCGTGTCATTCAGAAGCGCATAAGCACGTTGATGAACAAACTCACGATTCACGAATGACGAAAGCATTGCACGAATCTCGTTATTTTTGAATTTTGGGATGTAGTATTCGAGGTAATTAGTGCCTACAGCAACGTCAGATTGTGTGAACAATCTCAAGATTTGAGTGATATGGTTCTTTTCTGCTGGACTCAGTTTTCCAGCCTGCCACTGCGTTACATCGTCTTGTAACTTGGCTTCCCACTCCCCCCAGTGAATCTTCTCGTGCTGCGATGCGAACTCTACGGCCCACGGATACTTAAAAGGCTTATAGACAAGAGACGGCTCAAGCAAACTCATGTACACGCCCCATCAGCATCTTTGTTGTTTCAATCGCTGATTCGAGCGGGTACCCTTTGTTGATTAACAACGCCACAGCCAGCAGTGCTGCGTCGGCAGACGTGTTCGTACC